AAGTTCCCCAACGTTGCTCAAGAGAATATGCAACTATTTGATAAAGCACGGGTATTAGCAGATGAATCAACTGGTTTCCCTTCCTTCGCACATGGTCAGACAGGCGTACAGGGAGTTGGTCGTACTGCCTCTGGTATTTCTATGCTTATGTCTGCTGCCAACGGGTCTATCCGTACAGTAGTTAAGAACGTAGATGACTACTTGTTGCGTCCATTAGGTCGTGCATTCTTTGCATTCAATATGCAGTTTGATTTTGATGAAGACATCAAGGGTGATCTAGAAGTTAATGCATCAGGTACAGAAAGCTTGATGGCTAACGAAGTACGCTCCCAGCGCCTGATGCAGTTCCTTCAGGTTGCACAAAATCCAGTACTTGCACCTTTTGCTAAAATGGATTATATTATACGAGAGATTGCAAAGAGCATGGACCTTGATCCAGATAAGGTTACTAACTCTATGCAGGATGCAGCTATTCAAGCTGAGATTCTCAAGGGCTTTCAAGCACCAGCACCAACACCTGAGCAAGGTGTAGCAGGACCAGAAGGACAAGGCCCACAAGCAGTAGCAGATACATCTGGCGGTGGTGGCTCACAAATGGGAGTGGGTACAGCACCTACACCGGGTGAGCAAGGATTTACAGGTAATGTCGCTTAAGAAACTCGTAAACGATAAAGAACTATATGAAGAGTTCCTAAAACACGTAGATGATCTAATCTACCTTCAACACAAACAAATGGAACAAGCGACAGAGCCTGTCGTGTTCTACAGAGCGCAGGGTGCAGTTAATACTCTGCGCAAACTAAAGTTACTCAGGGAGACAGTAAATGGCGGTTGATGCTCAAACAGAGGCGGTATTTAAGTCTGTACGCTCAGGCGTTGATCCTGTATCAGGAAACGATATTCCTATAGGCTCTACTGCAGAAAACGTGCGTGATGATGTACCTGCTATGTTGAGCGAGGGTGAATACGTTGTACCTGCTGATGTAGTAAATTACCATGGTGTAAAAGTGTTTGAGGATTTACGCCGTGAAGCCAAAGAAGGTTTCATGGATATGGCTGAGAATGGTCGTATAGGTGGTGAACCTATGGACGTGGATGGTATGGAGATCGTAGAACCTGAAGATGATCTACCGTTTGATCCTTCTGAGTTACAAGTTGTTGAAGCTGCTGAAGGTACCTTTATAGGTGATCAAGGATATTCACACGCATTTGTAGATAGTGGAAAGCTAGAGATTAAACAATATGAAGGTCCAGACGGACAGATTATCTTTGTACAGTTTATGAATGGTAGACCTTTATCTTACATACCATCTGACTATAGAGAAGTAGGTAGTGCTGCAGAACAAGTGGCTGAACAGGTAGCCGAGCAAACACCTCAAGCTACACAAGCAAGTGCTCGTACAGGTGATGGTGATGACGATACTCCACCTATTGAGGCACCCGATCCTATTGACTGGAAAACAGCTACACCAGATGAGTTTTCTAAATACTTAGAACAGAGTGGTGGCTTAGCTCCACAAATGATGAAACTTGCATCTAGTACATTAGGTGGTCCTTTAGTTGGTGCATTTACTAGATTAGCTATAGGGCATCAAGACAGACGTGTACTAGAAGGTTTAGATCATCAGTTAGACGGATTGAAAGCTGGACCTGAAAGAGCAAGACTCTCTGCATTACGTGCTAGCTTTATGGAGTCACGTGATAAGAATAATGATGGTAAGATTGATAATTCTATAGAACGATCAGGTATCTTTGGTGGTGAGAGTGGGTTACTTAAAAACCTAAATGACATGTCAGGTGATGGTACTACTAGCTTCAATGATACATGGCTAGGAGACTTACTAGGTCTTGACGGTAAAGCGGGTGTACAAGGTCCAACACTAACGGAGTCTTTGCAGGGTGCACGTCGAGAGCAGTATGATGTTCTAGGAGAGGCTACACCACAGCCATACACAGGCGAGGGAAGCACTGAAGCATTCACGGGTGCAGGTGCTACAGCAGGTGGTGATACAGTAGTGGCAGAGGGTGCGGCTGCTGGTAAGACTATGGACGAACTAATCACTGAAGCAGGTGGTACAGGCTCACTTGTAACAGGCGGTGGTTCATTTGTAGCAGATAACAATAATGATGGCGACGATGACTATTTCGCACCTGATGGTAATACTTACAATAGTTATGCTGATTATATAGCGGCAGATAATGCTAAGAAAGCAGCAGAGGCTTCTAAGTCTAGCATGTTCAATGAGATTATGTCGGGTGCTTCTTCTAACAACAATAACAATAATAGCAGTAGTAGCAGTAGTAGCAGTGGTGGTGGATTTGGTGCTGCTGTTTCTAATGCTGTCTCAAATATTGGTTCAAGTATTAAATCATTCTTTGGTTTTGAGGATGGTGGTTACGTAAGCACTGAAACTAAAAAAGGTATGATGTCTAAAAAATAACTATAAGGCTACCCGGCGTAAGCTGGCCCCAACATAAAGGAAAGACAAATGGCTGAAGTAGAAACTATGGTGATCAATGCAGCACCACACATGCGTAATGCAGCACGTATTGCAGCAGACGAAGCAGAACTAGAAGCGTTAAAAAAACGCGCACGTGGTGAAGTAGATGAAACACCCGAAAATGAAGAAGCTGTTGAAGCGCAACCCGATAGCGCAGAAGTTGAGGACACCTCAGTTCAGAATGAGGGTGATGGAGAACAAGAAACGCAAAGCGCTCCAGAACCCGAAACACAAGAAGCAGACACTGAGTTAAGTTCAGAAGAGAAAACGTTTAAACAGCGTTATTCTGATATTCGTCGTCACATGCAAGACAAGGATGCAGAACACAAAGCCGCACTAGAAAAGTTACAAAAGCAGCTTGAGGCAGCTACAAAGAATGAGCTTGTACTACCTAAGTCAAACGATGAAGTAGAAGCGTGGGCAAAGAAGTATCCTGATGTAGCTGGTATCGTCGAAGCTATTGCTGAAAAGAAAGCTAATGAACGTGCCTCTGATCTAGACGGACGCTTGAAAGAGATTGAAGAGTTACGTGCAGCAGCAGTACGTCAAAAGGCTGAAGCTGATCTAGCAGCACTACATCCTGACTTTGATAGCATTCGACAAGATGACGCATTCCATGACTGGGCTAAAGCACAGCCAAAGGTAGTACAGGATGCTTTATATGAGAACACTGATGATGCTAAATCTGTAGCACGTGTTATTGATTTGTATAAAGCAGATAGAGGTATTACTACTAAGAAAGCATCTTCGCCAGATAAAGGTGCAGCAAGTTCAGTAAAGAGTAAGCGTACTGCTACTCCTGATCCAGATGACAGTTCTAAATACTTAAGTGAATCTATAGTAAAGAACATGTCCATTAAAGAGTATGAGAAACGTGCCGATGAAATTATGGAAGCACAACGCTCAGGTAAATTTATCTATGATATTACAAGAAAGTAATTGACAATCTTTGTGTCGTAGATAAAACTATAGTATATACACTCATTAGGTGTGTATGCTTTTTTAAGCACTAGCCACACGAAAGAACTACCCAAACAATTCAGCCCCGTAAGGACTACCTGAAAACGTTGGCCTCTTTTCAGTGGATATTGTGTTATTGAAACGCCATATCTATGAAAGGAAACTATTATGGCTATTACTTCCGCAAGCGGAGGATTTGACGGTAACTTTTCACCGATCATTTACTCCAAACAAGCACAGATCGCTCTACGTAAGGCGGCTGTCGTAAATGCAATCACAAACAATTCTTACTTCGGTGAGATCGCTAACCAAGGTGATGTGGTTCGCATTCAAAAAGAACCAGATGTAACTGTTAACGCACTAGAGCGTCACACAGCTATTTCTGTTGAGAAGCTTAACGATGAAGACTTCTCATTGACAATCGACAAAGCGAACTACTTCGCGTTCAAAATGGACGACATCGAAGACCAGTTCTCAAACGTTGATTACGTTAGCTTAGCTGCTGATCGTGCAGCATACAAAATGGCTGACGCTATGGACGCAGACGTATTGTCTTACTTGTCTGGTCACACAACAGCAGGTGTTAAAATCTCAACAACATCTGGTGATGCACAGCATGACACATCAGGTAACCTAACAGGTGAATTCCTGTCAGCTAACCACCTAGACATGTCTGACATTGGTCACATTACAACTTCAGCGTCTGCATCTACAACAGGTGACTCGATTCCTTTGGCATCACGTCTACCAGGTGCAACAGCGTTGTCAACAACAGTAACATCACCACTGACAGTTGTCGCACGTATGGCACGTACAATGGATGTTGCAAACGTTGATTCACGTGGGCGTTGGCTTGTAGTTGACCCGGTGTTTATGGAAATCCTAAAAGATGAAGATTCACGTCTTCTAAATGCAGATTTCGGTGGTGCTGGTCTACAGAACGGCTTGGTATTGAACAACCTACATGGCTTCCGTGTTTACGTTTCAAACAACCTTCCAGCCGCTGGTACAGGCGCAGGAACTTCAGGTTCAACAGCGCAGGACGACAACTACGGGGTAATCGTTGCTGGTCAAGACGATGCAGTAGCTTCTGCAGAGCAGATCAACAAAGTTGAGAACTACCGTGATCCAGATTCATTCGCTGACATTGTTCGCGGTATGCACCTTTACGGGCGCAAGATTCTACGTCCAGAAGCTCTTGTAACAGCACGTTACAACGCAGCTTAGTAACATTAAGAGAGGGCTGCTTCTTGTGGCCCTCTTTTTGCTATGCAAACAAACACAACATAAGGAACGCCCCAAATGGCAATTACTACGGCAATGTGTAACAGCTTCAAGGAAGAGCTACTTGGGGGTGTTCATGATCTAGACACAGACTCTATTAAAGTTGCTCTTATTAAGGATTCACCTACTGGTACGTATGGTGCATCTACAACTAATTATTCTGATGTTACAGGTAACTCTGACGAAGCATCAGGCACAGGTTATACAGCAGGTGGTCAAGTACTAGACACCGCTACTATCACTCTATCAGGTTCTACTGCATTCGTCGATTTTGCTGACGAAGTATTTGATACTGTATCTGTATCAGCAGATGGTTGTATCATTTATAATGCAGGACAATCAAATAAAGCTATTGCAGTTTTTGATTTTGGTGGTACAGTTACTTCTACTAATGGTGACTTTACTATTGTATTCCCAGCAGCAGACGCATCAAACGCAGTTATTCGTATTGCGTAACTTATTAAAGGATACCGCACATGTCTAACTTATCAGATTTTGGTGAACGTAAGTTCATCGACTACGCTTTGCGTGACCAGGCAGCCCCAGCAACGACTTATTATCTTGGGGTTTCTACGTCAGCTTTTGCCGAGGATGTAACACCGTCTAACGCGGCATCACAGGAGCCATCAGATAGCGCGTACCAGCGGCAATCAATTAGCTTTGGTACGGCGGTATCGCGCACAATTTCGAATGACGCAGATATTGAGTTTCCCGAGGCAACAGCATCCCAAGGGTCAATCGGCTATTGGGCTATCTTTGACGGTACTGGCAATACAGCAAACACAGTCGCACAGGGTAGCTTTACAACGGCTAGGACAGTGGCGACAGGCGACGTCCTTCGCGTAGCTACGGGCGACTTAGACATTAGTGTTTCTAGCATCTGGGGTTTGCATTGGGGTAATGCGCTTCTCAACGGATTTTTTGATGATGACACTAGAACTTCAGGCAATTCAGCTGAAGGAGCATTTTCATCTACATCTAATAGTAGCTCTTGGTGGTCAAGCGACAGTTCTGACAATGATTATCGTCAATATACGCAATATTACCTTGGCGTATCAACGACGGCTTTTGATTTGAGTGTCCAAAACGGTAATCATATGTCAGGCTCGGTAGTTATTCCTTGGGTTGAATCAACCAGCCTGTCATCAAATGAGCAGG